TCAGAGATCGTGGATTGAAGCGAAGTCACGTCCCCCAGCACCACGGGACCGTTCTGTCCCCGCACCTGATAGGGGCCTTCGGTATAAGTGCCCCCCGGGGCCACGCTGATCAATCCAAAGCTCAATGCCTGTCGAATGAGAATCGGAAGCGAGGCAGGATCCGCCAAGTCCAGTTCCGAAACATCGGCCCCAGAGATGAAGTACGTGGGATTGATCTGTTCGGGATCCAAGCTCATGACCACATTCGGGAACCCCGTCGTGCGAATGGTTCCGTCAGGCTTGGCCACGGTGAGCGGCTTAGGAGGAAGGGAAGTGTTCGATAGGTCGATGCTTCCCACCCCTTCCCCGGATCTTCCCGGCGCGTGAAAGGCCCTCCTGCGAGCGCACAAGGTCAATGTCGTGGTGCAGTCCGCCCCGAATGCCACGGTGTGATCGACTCCAGTCACGTAGTAGTACGTGTCAAGGTGAACAATATACACGGGGTATCCCGGTCGAATCTCCGGCCGATGCGGGATCGTCACATTCGCCGTGAACATGGTCTTGGCGTTGTTCACATCCAACTGGTGTGCGGCCATGTAGTACAGCAAGTGCGGGCGATTATAGAAGCTGGTCTGCAAGTCCGATGAACGCCACCCATACTGCGCCACAAGTCGCCAGTCGATATACACCGCACGGTTTCCCCATTCCCCCTCCACTGAAGTTCCATTCAAGTTCTGGAAATAGGAGTTCGTGGCGATACAGTACGTGGCTTCCGGCTCCGCTTCCGATTCCGAGAAGTTCATGACCTCAATCGGCTCGATCCTGTACACACGGGAAGGTGCTGTATTGAGGTTGTAGAACGGGGGCTTGAACACCAGATCCCCGTCGACATCCTGATAGAATTCGTACCCGATAGTATCAGAAACGGTAGATGCGATCTCCAGCTTGCTCAAGTCTTCGGTCTGGAACATCGCCACATTCCCATACCCCGAAAGGTCCTGTACGAAGGGGTCGATCTCCGCGAAGTTGAAGTCGAAAGAATCTGTAGCACCCCCGTCCTGACGTGCCTGCCGAGAAAGGCTGTCCGCAGTAGTGTCAAGGTTCCCTAATGCATTCCCTTGGGAATCTCTCCGCAGAAGCGACAATGCCACTGCCTTGCGCTGAAAGACATCCCTCGGTTCCGAAGGGAATGCCTGATTCAGCCTCCGGGTGATTCGGTTGATGATCGCCTGCGACGCGGCATTGTCCACACTGAGGAAAGCCTGCTGCAGGGTATTGAACATCCTCCCACTGATTCCATACATGCGGAGATTGTAAGGCCGCTGGCCGAACCTTCGCTCCCAGTAACTTTGCAGCGACTCTGCAAACAAGCCAAAACCTGCGTCCGACTCTTCCGTTCTGGCATCGTAGTTATCCACCTGCTTCAAAGCAAAAGCGATGCCCGCTGGATCCCCCACGTCCCTGCGATAGAGTTCGTAGATGATCGCATACGGAGACAATCCATTGAAAAGGTTGCCGCGAAGGTTCGTGGATACCCTGTTGTTGTCCGGGCGATTCCCTAAGATCGAGGGATTCGAGATCAATCGGAAGTGGTTCCAGAAGTGGAGCATCGTCGAACACTCCAGAGAGACCGTGTAGAATCCTCCTGAATACGACTTCGAAAGTCCCGTCACGATCCCATGGAAGATCTGATAGTACGGGTGCGTGGGAACTGCATCCAAGGCCGCATCACCCGTTGGTGGCGACTCCGCAGCGAAATACCCCTTGGAATAGATATGAACTTCCATTCCCTTGCGGATCGGCATTGTCGAAGTTTCAACCCACGCATTCCCCATGTTGAAGGGAATGCTCATCTCAATGCTGGCGTTCCCCGCATCCGGGGTAGTCCCTGCTCCCGCATTTACGGAAGTGATGAAGCTTTGGAAGTCGATCCTTCGCGGACATCCCCCGCAGCCTTGAAGCGTACCCTGATTGTTGAAGTGAACGATCACATCAGGGGACATCCTCACTACCTTCCGAAGTTCTTCGGGGTTGTTGGATGAATAGGGTCGATTCTCAAGCATCAGACACCGAAAGGTTTCGAGTTCGGGATCAAAGCATCACTCAATTCCACTGCGGATGTCGCCGCCAACGTGGATTCAATGACTGCTGCCGACGCTGCCGAAACAGCCGCCGAAGGGTTCGAGAAAGAAAGGGGAGGGGGAAGTGTCGCAGGTTTAGGGGGAACTAGCTGTATCGGTGAAGGATACGAACTTGAGTCGTCATATGCTACCCTTTGAGTTGCTTCAAAGGTCATGGAAAACGTGAACCTATGGGGGCTGGTTTCATCCTCGGTGTACGAAAACGAAGTGAACTTGCCCACATAAACCCACCCGTCATACTCAATGGCGATGGCTCCCACCAGCGGCTTTGACTTCGATCCCGTGATGCGATCCACAATGGAGCCATTGTTCTGATAGAGCATGAGGATGCTCATGAAGTGCTGATAAGCCGCTGAGTCCCGGCGTGCAGAGCTTTGAAGCCCTTGGGGGGACGCCGCCGCTTCAGGACTAGCCCCTCTTCGCGGACCTGGCTCTGTATAGAAGCCCCCGGTTGAGAATTCCATTGATAGCGTCCAGATATCGCCACGGAACTCTTCGTAGATGTACCCACTACGGGACCGGTTCGAGAACTGCGCGAGCTTTGTCTGGGACACTGATAGGGACGAAGGGTTGATCATCATCACGATTGACGGAGCTTTCGCCAACGCCTGCAACTGAAGGATGATGTCCGCTTTGTAAGCCCTGTCGATAATCAACGCCCGCTCGGGAGTCGTTTCCGTGGACTGCCTTCCCTCAATCACATATTGTTCAAGCTTTGTTGACGAAACAGGAAGCACCGTCTGAAGGATCGCGCTGCTGGAATTCTGGTACGAAGACGACGGAAGATCCGACACCGCTTCTGCATAGAAGCCGAAGCGGGAAGCGATGGAAGCGTCATTGACCACCTTGATTCCGGGGCCCGCAGAAGACCCCTGTTGTGTTGGATTCAGAACTGCCGAAACATCGAACACTGCATAAGGATTCACGTTCCCGCGACTGTCTTCTCCGCCAACCGCAGCTTCCAAGTGAAGGTGCGAGCGGGAACCCCCCTCTCCCGGATTTGTGAAGTTTCTGAGAATGGTAATCCCGATCTCTCCGCCAGCGGGGATGATATCGCCACGACTTACGGACGCGGATTCCAAGTGGATGTAACGAAGTCGAATGTTCGGGTCTTGCGTGGATTGAAGGGTGACGCCGACCCCATCACCAACACCACCGGGAGTTCCCCATGTCCCGATCACTTCCATCTCAAAGGGGGCATACACGGGGGTTCCGGGGTCGAAGTAAAGGTCGATTCCCCGATGGATCGAGTTCGTGCGCGGCCTGTAGTATCCGAAGTTGTTTCCTTGACCAAAGCTGAGTGTCCACCGATTCACAAAGTCAATCGGCGTGAACGACTCCACCTGCTCCAGTGCGGGATTGGTATTCCCTGACCCATCGAACACATACGAGGGAATCGGACCATAGGTCTGCTGTCCGGTCTGCTCCACTGCGCCGCCATTGACAGCACCACCATTGACGACCAACTCCCTATTGGAATAGGGGTCTGTTGCGCCCCCCGAGGAAAGAAGTCCCGAAAGAACGTCCGGGGGAACGAACCGCATCACGAAAGGGCTAAGTCTTGGCGCGATCTTGCTGGATGCGGATACAGGATTCCCTGCTTGAATCGCCACATCCAACTGAAAGTCAGGGTTCGTGGGAACATCCTGATAGAGATAGAAGGGGGTGGTCATATCCTCGTCCTCGACACAGTGCGGATGGACTTCACTTCCTTCTCCACTTGGAAGTTCGCCGTAAACGTGAGCATGTTCGATTCCGCAGCCTCAGAATACGAGAACTCCGAAAACCAACCATACAGAACATCCCCGTGGTACGTGATCTTGATCTTCCCCTGATAGGCAACCCTCCCGTACTGGTCATAGACCGCCGCATTGTTCTGAAACAAAGCCATCAAGTCAAGGAACTTGTCATAAGCGATGGTCTGCCGGCGATTCCCACCAATGTCAAGACTCGCTGCGCCGAAAGGGGCATTCGCAGAAGAAGGCGTCGGCCCCGTGATCGCGATCAATCCTGTATACAAGTGAAAGAACCCGCCTGTAACACCATCAAGGCTTATCGTCTGCGGAGACATCCCCCAGTCGAATTCCACGTACCCACCCATTGTCGCTTGACGGGTCACGTTCGCGGGGTATTCCCGACCCATGGTCTTGGGATTCACTTGAAGCACAAGACGAACGTTCTCAGGAAGGATTGACAACCCATCCGGCGCGAGAACGTCGAAGATCATAGGCATCCTCCCGGAGCCGTCAAAGGCGTTATCGGGAGACGTGAATGCAGAAGGAATTGTAGGCATAATTACATCTTCCGACCAAGGGGTCGATTCGCTCGAATGCCTTTCGCATTGAGATAGGTATCCATGGTCCTTACCACATCGCTGGTGCTAGCGCCATAGATGTTGACCACTACGCTCTGAGAATTGTTGTTGGCTGCATTCGCTATCGGACCACCGGGCTTCGCCCCATAGAACTGGTCTTCGGAGTGGATCGGTGTGATCCTCGAACCCGAGGGGGTTGACTGGTAGATGAAGTCGTCGACGGAAGTCCCTAGTGCGGGAATGCCGAGGGAATCAAGAATGGCTCTATGTTCAGGGGAGAAAGCATCGTAGTTACCCATAGTGATGTTGGTCATGGCATCTGCAAAGTTCAATCCCGAACTCATAAGGAAATCCCGAAGTTCCTGTTGCTTTCGCGATCTTTCAGCTTGCTCTAACTCTTCAGTGATTCGATTCAATGCCGTCAATTCGTCTTGTTGAACCGACAATCCAGATTCAGCAAGGGCGATCTGTTCTTCCATACTTGTAACCGCATCCTCCCGGTCCTGTCGGAGAATCGCTTCTCTTGGATCCATAATATCAGCCAGAGACTGTGCGAAGGATCCGATTCCCAGAGGATTTCCGAACTCGAAACCATTACCCGCAAGAGCCTGCCTTCTGGCAAGTTCCTCCCTCATCACGTCGGTACCCGCGAATCGCTGGAAGTCTTCCTCACTGCGGACGCTCCCCAAGTTGCTAAGTAGTGTTTGGTTCGCATCTAGGCGACCCGAGTAAGTATTGATCAAAGATTCCAAGTGCTGTACCATTTCGGGGTCAGCATCAGATCCAAGACCCGACCTTTGCTCCCGTGCTTGATTCAAAGCATCCCTAAGTTCCTCTCTCTGTCTTGTTAGATTGTCTCTTGTACCAGATATTCTTTCAGTCAAAGATGTTGCTGAACCATTCTCACCACCACTTAGCATTCGAGTAAGCCATGTGGATGCAGTGTTGATAAAGGGAGCAAGGACCGTGTAGATGTCCTGAAGAAGGGAGGTGACCCCGTTCTGGATGATGTCCCCAAAGCTCTGCGTGTTCGTGGCGATCTGGCGCATCAACTGAATGTCTTCCGCAACCGTCATTTCCTGTTCCATTTCAGGAACTCCCCGATTCATGATGAAGTCCTGAAACGATCCAATCGCAGGACCTCCCCCAAGAGGGACTGCCTGACCATCCATCAGCGAAAGACCCATCTGCTCCAATTGAGCGGTATCCCCGGACTCGACATAGCCCTGCATCGCTTCGTATTCCCCACGAATTATGGGTTCAATGCTCATCATCCGACGATACGCTTCCGGGGTCATTCCCGAAGTTTGTGCCGCAGCCATGATCTGTTCCATGCTCATTTGGTCAATCGATCCAGCACCGATGGCCTGACGGCCTTCCACCATTTGGTAAGTCAAGGCCCCTGTATTTGAGAGCATGTCCAAGTTCATAGCCTGATTTCTGTCGCCACCTTGCGCACCCTGAGTCAATGCCAACAACCGCAGCAGAGGCATGTTGTGTTCACGCATTCCCGGGGAAGCTTGAACCGCACGCCGTGTCCGCGCATTCGCACCAGCAAGGGTGTTGAGCATGCCTTCCATGCCCCCTTCTGTAGACAAGCCCTGCGCGGCCATAGCCTCAGTCAATGCAGCCGAGATCTTAGCACCTTGCTCATCCCCCAGATCTGCGATTGCACTGCGAAGGTCGTTTCGGAAGATGTTCGAAGTTGCGGCATTGTTCGTGGTGAGAACCGACTGAAGGCGCTCTTGAACACTCATGCCCTCATAACGGGACCCCGCATCAGTGATCGCTTTCGTTGCAGTCTCAAAATCCACATACCGGGAAAGATTGGTAAGCAAGCTCGCCGTTTCCTCCAGACGCTTGTTGTACAATGCGGTGTTCGCAGTTGCCTGAAACACAAAGCTCTGAAAGCGGTTGACACCGATTCCTGAATTCACTGCCGAGTCAAGAACATTGGAGAACGCGCCCGCAACGTCACTCAGTGACATCCGCATACGCTCCCCATACTCGGACATTGACGTTCCCATGGATTCCATGGACTCGCCCGTGAGTCGCGCATAGGTGGTCACCAGCGTCAGTGACTCCCTCAAGTTATCCATGGAATCAAGGACTTCATTCCGTGAACCAAAGCGAGCGAAAGTTCCCGCAAGCGCATTCAATTCTTCCGCAGTCGTACCCAATTCAGAATTCAACCCGAAGTCGGTCACTACATCCCGAATCGCCGCTAGCGAAGTAGTCACGTCCACGAAGTTCCCGCCGAGAAGCTCCGCACCACCCGCAGTCTCGATGAACGTCTTGTTCATGGCTTTGAACTGTTCATCGACTTGACCGATCAATGCCAGAAGTGCGGCTGCCGCTGCTGCAACCCCCGCGAAGAGCATCGCGCCCTTGGCGAGCCCGCCCAGCGCCCCCGCGATCTTATCGAGCCCCGCAGCCTTCCCCGTGCTCCCCGCAGCCCTTGCGGCTTCCGCCCTTCCCGCGAGGATAGATGCCGACTTTGAGAAGGCCCCCTTCAAGCCCCCCGCGATGGTCTGCGTGAACCCCGCGATGTCCCCGCTCTTGACCTGCTCAAGACCGCCAACGACTCCGTCCTTGAATGCGGATTCCAGCGTTTCCACATACTTTGAAGAGGATTCCAGCGAATACTTGAGGATGTTGCCGTACTCCCTTCGCGCTTCCTTGTCGCGCATGGAATACAGGGCCTTGGCGTGATCCAGTTCTTGCCCGAATCGAGACCTGTCCGCAGCGGATGTCGCCGCCGCGATCTTCTCTTCCAGCATCTTGATCTTGATCGCCGCTTCCGTTCTTGCCGCCGCGATCTCCCCGTAAGAGCTGGCGATCTTCCCGATCTCTTCGGTACCCAATCCACGACGCATGTTCTTCAACGCCATCGCAGCCAGCTTCTTATCCACGGCTTCCGACGCCCTTAGCTGCGCCTTCTCATAGTCCTTCGTCGCTTGCAACAACCCCGCTGAAACCGAAGAGCCGAGCTGGGTCTGCAGTTCCCTTGCAAAGTCCCGGGGCTGTGGGAGCCTCAGAACAATGTCAAGATCAAGAAGATTGGAGTTGTCGTTTCTGGCCATGAATCATCATCCTCATTCAATCTCTATCGGCCCACCTTCGGAAGTTCTGCCACCTTTCGCGTATCCACGGTCTTTACCCCGGGATTCCAGTTGGGGAAGAAGTCCCTGAGTTGTTCCATGGTGTATCCCACAAGAGGAAGATCCGCCGCTGAATGCTCGAATGCCGCAGCCGCTTCCAATGCCGCCTTCGTGCGCTCTTCGCTTTCCTTGACCATCGCCGTCTTCCGCTTCTCAACCCAGATCATGTAATCGTCAATCACACGGTCGTGGAAGTCCTTCTCGCCAGCGAACCACGATTCAGCTTCCGCCTCCAAGTCCTGCCACGTCTTCTTACTAGGATCCTTGAAGAGCCGACTATGGTCAATATAGGGAATGTCCAGCTTATCGAACAACCACTTGTCCTGCACAAGGCCGCGCCGTTCTTTCTCCGCTTCCAGCCGGTCCTTATCCTGCTTGTCCAGAGCCTTCACTCCCTTTCCCGCGATTCCAGAAAGAACCAACTTCGCGAGATCCCATTCATGGATCATTCGCTCGCGAGCATCTTCCATATCATTCCACGCGGACCACACCCTTTGCACGGAATTCATGCCATAACCATTGATCCCATGCACGGGGCTGTTGTTGTGAACAGGAACCCCTTTCGAGTACCTCCACCGCTCCCGACTGCGAGACTCATAGATATACGGACCAAGGTCAGTCAATGCCGCCCTAGACCGATTATTCAGTGCGAACGCGCAATACAACCATTGATCATACAATGCCGAAGGGAGAGAATCCAATAAATCGGAGATCTCCCATGCAAGGTCATAACCGGGATCCACTACCCTGCGACCATCGATCATGTACACCGAACACGCGACAATCCACCGATGCCAGAACCGTGATCGGGGCTGTTCACCGATGAACTGAAAGTCCGAAGGGAATAGAGACCGGAAGATGATCTCAGTTCCTTTGTACTCCCACCGCATGGATAGAAAGCCAAGATCGATCATGGATTCCACGTCGCCGTAGAACCGTGAACGGTGTGTTTCCAGTGTAAACTGGGGCATGACACCCCCTTAGCGGCGAAGCCGACGAAGAGTCCCTGCTGGTCGGAAGTGGGGATTCGCGGACTGGCGCAAAGCCTGTGGCGGTTCCGGCTTTGGATCTGCCGTCTTCATCGACACTACAGGTTCCGTAGACGTGGAGATAGTCGGTGGCTTCAACGGTGATTGATTCAGCGGGATCCGCTCTGCAAAGTCCGGAATCGCGTCCGCCAGCGAGAACTCTTCGAACTCCGGGAGTTCTTCCTCTACAGGTTCAGGAACCTTGGATTCAAGAACATGCTCCGCCTTCACCACCTTTGGGATATGAACCGGAATCTGTTCATCCGACAACGCGATGGCGTTCGGATCCTCTTCAACCTTCGGAGCCTTGGTCACTGCAGCCGCTTCCGCCGCATCCACCACCTGCTTGCGGAGCATCGAAATCTCTTCGCGCTTGGCTTCCTTCAGTGAAGCAAGTCTTGATTCAGCCACTTCAATGACCGCATCCAAGGATCCATTCACCTGAGATGCCGAGAACACCGATTCCGACTTCGCCATCAACGCACGATACACCGCCGTGAGTTGAGAGACCGCTTCAGCAGGGAGATCCGAAACAAGTTCGTACATCGCTTCCCTGCGTTCGATCTTCTCCCCATTCACGTCTTCCACGAACGGGGGAATCGCTTCCCCATTCAACGAACGCACCGCAAAGCTGAGAATGTGAAGCTCCCGCTCCAAGCGAAGTCTCGCCATCGCATTGTTGATCCTTTCCCCCACCAAGGGTGTTAGCATGGGATCGAACTTTGCCTCGGGAGCCCCCGTGGAAATGTTCACATACTTCGTGTATTCTTCAAGGATCTCCCGGGAAGCATCCGCAAGAGAAGCAGAAATCTCTGCTTGGTCCGCCGCAGAAGGGAGGGAGATACCCACATCCAAGAATCCGTCTTCATAGGGAAGACGAACCGTGTCCTGAAATTGAGTGGAAACAGGCTTCAAAAGCCTTCGGAGATGTTCAATTTTCATGGCCGCTCAAGTTTAGGTGGACTAAGGGGACCCCCGGATGAGTGAGGGTCCCCTATACTACCACGGAAAGGATTCTGAAATTAGCCGCCGACCGAAAGGTTCGAACGATCCTGCGTACCGTCCGTATACAGGATCGAACCACGCTGCCCAGCTTCGTAAGGGGAGTTGCCCGTAGGCATGAACTCGCCATAGATCGAAGAGAAGTCGTGAACATCCGTGACCATCGCGGAACCGGACTCGGACACCACCTGGGCATCCTTTGAGAACGAGAAGCTCGTGTCCTGAAGCCAACAACCTTCGTACATGGTGATCACTGCCTTGTGGCGACCCCCGATCACTCCACCATTGGTTCCAGTGGCAGAGCTAGGGAAAGAGATGTCCTGAACACCACCAGTATAGCCTGAGTTCGGGACCGTGTCTCCGAGATCTGTGTCAGCGATCTCTGAGAACACCAACTGCTGCTGGAGGTCGAAGGGCCACCGCTGGTCCTTCAAGCTGCGAACAGGGCCCGAGACACCGGCATTGTATCCAAGAGCCTGCCAGAGGTTGCTGAGATAGAGCATGGTGCGCTCAAGACTGATAGTCACCGCGCTCTGTACTCCCGGAACCAATTCAGCGATCCGGTCACCGAAGCCGATGCCGCGAACCTCTTCCGTGCTTCGACTGAACGAAGGGCCGAAGTTCCCGAGCACACCAATCTGAGCAAGTTCCCCGGAGCCCGCAGAAGGGGACAGGATCCGAACCTTCTGCGACATCGCCGCACGAGTGTTCGGGCTCATGCCCAAGCTGTAGATGTAAGAAGAACCCTGAAGGTTTAGTTGTGGATTGAGATCCTGATTCGCCATGATGTTCACCGAAGTGGGAGGGAGGTTCTACTTCGGAAGATTATCAAGCGATTATTCACCAACCACTTTCGTTGTCGTTCGCGAACTCTTCCGCGAAGTCGAGGATGTAATCCATGTCGTCGCGAGAAATCGTATATCCCAGTCCTTTGGCCGACTGCTTTGCCCACATGGTGAGCATCTTAACCACCATCTTCTTGAAGTCCTTGGTGCCCACACCGAGGATGTCGGCAGAGTTCTTTTCACGCTTCAACACACGGAGAATGACCTTCGTCAGTTCATCCCAGTCGAAAAGTTCGCCGTCGTCGTCAAAGACCTGAATGGAGTGGCCAATCTTCAAGCCGAGGGCCATTGTCTTGGCCAAGTTCGCAGCCGTGCGGGGGAGTGACCTTGCGCGCTTGCCTGCCTTCTCACGTCGCAGAAGTTCTGCTTTGACTTCTGAGTCAAGCTTTTGATCCATAGCCGAATCCCAGAGAGCCCGATTTTGAGCACTGAATCGGTCATAGTCTATCTTATTAGCGTAGAAGTCTTTGACGTTCTTCTGAATGGCATCTGCAATAGATTCTGCATCATCAGTAGTCGCAGCAGTCGCAGCCGTGCGAGACGAAAGCAAGGAAATCGCTGCTTCGATCTGACGAATAGACGAGGATGCAAGCGTAGTCGTGCTGTGCGTTACCGGCTGTCCGTTCTTCTCAGCGAGCATCACCGTAACATCGTAAGACTTGCGCGCCTTGAAGTGCTGCGCAGCCAACTGTTGAGCTTCATAGGTAGTGTCGGCATATACCTCAACCTTCTTCGACTTGTAAAAGGCGATGTATCCGTTCTTACCTTTTCCGATCTGATTCGACATGATCTTCACCTAAGTGGGAGGGAGGTTCTACTTCGGAAGATTATCAAGCGATTATTCACCAACCATTCTTATAGTCGTTCACGAACTCTGCCACGTAGTCTAGGGTATAATCCCAGTCGTCGCGGGTAACAGGCTCATTAAGGTTCTTGGAAGACTTCTTCACCCATTCAATAACCATCTCCGTGACCATCTCCTTGAAGTCCTTGGTACCTAAACCGAGAAATTTAGCAGCGTTCTTTTCACGCCTCAACACGGTTAGAATGACTTTGGTAAGATCGTCCCAATCGAAAAGGTCAGCTTCTGCATCAAGGAATTGAGTCTGCGATCTTCCAGCCAAGAACTCGGGACTTTACTATGTCCCCAGCCGGGCGGGAAGTAGCAGTGCGAGACGTGGCAGTGCGGAGAATTGAGAGAGCGTGGTCTAGCTTGCGGGATGCGTCCATGATCTTCACCATTGCGTGAGAGTTACACCCGCTAAAGATTATCGAATCATTAGCGTGGAATCACACCCGTCATTGTGATCGATCCTGTACGCAGCCATCATGTGCTGAGACATATCCCAAAGGTTCCCTTCCTCATAAGCACACGGCGGAGCCGAAGAGGGAACTACGTGAATGGTAATGCCCATGTTCTCGTGACTCATGGATTGAAGCATGGTCTTGGCGGTATGTGTATGACCCCGGAAGATCACCGCCTTCTTGAAGTCGAGACCTGGTGGACACATTCTCGACGCAGCCGCTGGAAGGTTCCGGTCGTCAATCCTCGTTCCGTGAAGATCGAAGAGGGGGACGCTTCCAACCGCCACCACCTTCATGGTCGTGTCTGCGGTATTGAAGACCACCCTCGAGCCATAACTCGCGAACCTTGCCTTCAATATCTCTGCGATCAAGAACTCTGCATCGGGAGCGTGGTTGGAGGGGATGTAGTGGTCATAGACCCGAGCACCATAACGAAGACACGCCTCGATCTGATACTGCTTGATCCTTGCCAGTGTCAACGCCTGCTCCTTGAAAGACCCGATGGAGTTCGCCCCCACCGAAGTCCCCTTCAGCGTAGTCTGATTCGAGCTGTTGCTGTTGAGCTGGTCATCCCCGGTCACGGTAATGAACCGCTCAGGGACCCCCCATGTATTCACAATCTTCTGGAGTGCGTGATCAATTCTTTCGATGATCTCCCGCTCCTGTTGCGCAAGGGAATATCCCGAAGGCGCATTGTGCGGATACTTCCCAACATGCAAATCCTTCATCGGAAAGTACACGTCGAACTTCGAATCCCAGATTGTCGTCACCGGAATCACCGGAAGCGACTCCAATCCCATTCCCTGAATGAACGCAGCAAGATCCCGGAAGTTTCTGCCGATCTCCGCATCCCTGCGAATGCGCTCCACTTCCATGGTCTCGGCCTTGGCTTTCGCCTTCTCCGCCTTGGCCATGAAGGCATCTTTCGCGAGATCGTCCACGTCCTGAGCTTCAATCTCCCAGTCTGGCCACACATAGGAAGCGTGCGTCAATCCCCGCGCTTTCAGGTACCCGCGAAGAACGAAGGGACGCCACTGGAGTGACTGCGCCAACGCCGCGATCTGGAGGTTCCCGCCTTCGCGAGAGTACAACTGGTGAATGCGTTGATCCACGCTCAAAGGTACGCGAATGAACCCGTCCTTCAACATCGGCATGTACGCGATCACCATGCCTTCCTTGTGATCCACTTCGGAGTGGTATCGCAAGTCAGGGTCTTTGACATCATCCCCTGCATGCATCGCTTCCATAGAATCGAGGTTCGAAGGAATCACTTCCAAGAGTGACTTCTTTTCTTCCTCGTTCTCGGGAATTCCATACAGGTACCGGGGAGGGTAAGATGATTCGGCACTTCGGGGCCAAGGCTTCAATCCCCCCAGTCGCGAAGAGATCTTGCGAAGATTCTCATTCGTGATCGAAGGATCAATTTCTTTGCGAACATAATCGGCGGCTTCAGCAAGCGAAACGAACTTCATGTTAGACTCGTCCATGGGAGGAAGTTAGGCACCGTCCCCGGATACTACCGCCTGCCGTTACCAGCGGGAACACGAAAAAGCCCCTCTGAGGGTCGCTCAGAGGGGCTTTTATGCGAATTCTAGGCTAGGATCCTTAGATCGCGCCCGTGGACTGGAGCTTGTACCGCACGTTGAGGTACAAAAGCGGGAACACGGGGCGATAGTATCCTTCCACATCCATCGACACCGGGGAAGCCGGATCCGGGGTCGCACGCACCCTCGTGTACGAAGACACGATCTGTGCGCGAACCATGTTCCGGAACATCGTCGAAAGATCACCTTCAACCTGTCCAGAGATCGATGCCACGAACTTGGTTCCGACATACCGCTGAAGTACCCGGCGAGTCCGCTGCTGCACTTCATCGGAGATCTGCGTCACTGTCGGAATCTGCGTGAGAATGTTGCTCATGTCCGTGGTCAAGCCATGGCGAACACGAAGGGTGTTTCCTTCGAAGTCCACAACCGTCACACCGGACTGCGCAACATCGTTCTTCTGCGGATCCATCAGGTTCCGACCAAGGGTGCGGAAACCAACAATGGTCTGGTTGGTCCATGGTGTTGCCACGTCGTTGATCGCAGAAAGCTGACGACCCGTCCACGCAGCCGCAAGGTACGTTCCCGGAACAATCAAGTTCTGGGTTGCACCGAAGGCATCCGTCAACACCATCGTGAGCACGTCCGGGTACAACAACCGAACACGAGCATCGAGTACGTTTCTCGCTACCCGCTTCACCGTCGAAGGTTCCGTACCCACTGCAAAGCCAAGGTTCGCAGTGCGCTCGTTGCGGAAGCGCGCCGAAGACTGCAACTTACAGTGCTGGGACACTGCAACCGCGAACTCTTCGGTCGCCGGAAGCAACGGAACCAGAACCGAGATCGGAATCTGGCCCGGGAGCCGGCCTTCGAGATCAGCCAGTGCTTCAAGGTATGCCGAAGGTGCGGCATCCCCCGAACCCGGCTCCTTCACCACCTGCTTGAACGCGATGATGGATGCACCATTGAGGAACATCAAGTATGCAGCCAGAGACAAAGGATTCTCAATCCCTACAGGGCCGAACTCCTCTTCCACCGCAGAAAGCGACGTGAAGAACTTCGGCGTGGCGATGTCCGACTTCTGGTACACGTAGCTCACGTAGTAGCTATCACCCACCGTAGGTTCGTTGCCGCCCTTGTCGAAAGTCCGCACAAGCGCCGAGTCATTGACCGGAACTCCCGACGTGTTCGACACCACCATCTCCACACCGGGAAGAATACGAACCGGAAGGTTCGCGTTCACCGTCTGCGTGGTGGTTGACTGAATCGTGAAGTTCGCGTTCGATCCCGTAGGATAGGGAACGTTCCCTTCTCGTGGGAGGATCGTGAACGTCAACCCAGTCACCGCATCGCGGTAGGTCTGACCAATGATTCCGTCCTGTCCGACACCACCATTGAGGATGGAAGTGTTGACCGAGCCGGATCCGGTTGAATTGGAGCTGGTGACGAAGAAGCCTTGGAAGCCTGATTCGCCAACCGCACCCGTACCGGAAACACCCAGAAGGTTGGTTCCGACACTGTTCGCATCATTCGCCGTTGCAGTGAGCAGGGTGATGTTGCTGGAAGTGCCCAGTGTGTTGCTCTGAATGGTCAGGTACTTGTCGCCTGCCTCATCCACCGTCACATACGCCAACGCTTCAGCAGCGAAGTAGAATGATGTCGGGGAAGCGAGGAAGTCATTGACATAATCATACACTGAAGAATGCGCATGATTCATCAACGCCGAAACCAACATCTCCGTGGTGACTGCGGATCGGGAAGCAAGACTTCCCGCTGCGAAGCCGAGCGTGGTGTTCGCGGACCCCGATGCCACTTCAATGGCGGAGTTGGAATTGAAGAGCGAGGATACCAAGCGGATGCCCGCTCCTTCAACCCGAACATAGGGTGCCGCTGCTGATACGTTTCCGAAGATGTTCGCGGCCACCATTGCAGCCGAGATCTGATAGAGAACCGTACCCGGAGTAGCCTGCGGACCAAGGGCCGTTGCGGTACCCGAACTTGACGCAGTGAATGTGGTAGTAACCGCCACACCGTCATACGTGAATGTCAAGACATTGTTCGCGGCGTTTGCACCAGTGCCGTCATAGAAGGTCACCTGTGGCCAACCAGCAGAGGTCCGGCCACCTGCCCATCCAACCACACCAAGAAGCGTGGCTGGCTGAACCACCGCACCGAAGCACGCGACCCCTTCCTGTCCGCGAGTCAATCCCAGAAGTTCCAGCGAAGAACCACTGTTGATCACAACACCTGCCTGAGACAGGATGTGGTCAGGGCGTACACTCTCGCTTCCGGGAATGATGCGGCTGCGAAGAACCAACCGATCCTGAAGGTTCGGGGAAGAACCATTCACGTACCGGAAAGCCACGGGACCGTCGTACACTGCCACCTGACCTACTTCTGGGTTCGGAGCAGTGTCAATACCCGCGATGATGCAGAAGTCGTGTGCTGCTGTAGAGTCGGTAATGAAGCTCCACACACCCGTTGCATCGTTCGATGACTTCACGAACGTGAAGACCAACTGCCCCGAGGTATTCGCAGTGACGGTGATGTCGAGATCAGGGAAACCAATCAAAGTCCCGATTGCAGCCTGTACCGCAGTTTCAACCGCAGCAGCCAGAAGGGCGGGGGTTGCGTAAACTCCCGTCGAAATCGTTGCCACCAGATCGCCCGAAGCGCCCTCAACATCTCCCGTGTAGTGGAAGGTGATCTGGTCGAATTCATTTGCCTGAACTTCATAGGAACTGAACCGACCCGCAGCAGTGTACTGAGGCGCAACCGCAGCCGCCGCAGCGTTGATATCATCCACCACATCCTGAAGGTTGACCGTACCACTGGTCAACGTGACATTGAGTGTCTGACCATCAATCGTCAGATTCAATTCATCATTGGTGGAATCAACCTCAAAGGTATTCCCCGTGGAAGGGTCATACGTGATCGGTGAACCCACCAGCGTAGCCACAACCGCGCCCGTTGGATCAGATCCGAAGTTGTGGGGATTCGAAAGGCTCACACCAGTCGCACCACCATTCAGTGCCGAACCATCCACCGTCAACCGAAGGCGGTAAGAACCCGCGCCTGCGTTGTTGACAGTATAGAACGGAGCCACACCCGGGAAGGTGAAGATTGCAGGAGTGTCTTCGGTGTTCGCGAATTCCACCGTCACCGTTTCAGCAACGGGACCACTGAAGGATTCCGAAAGGTTCGATTCAAAGCGGATGTCCGGCGTCAATTCCGATCCCGAAGGGAACTGAAGAGTCACCGTTGCGAGAGATGCTCCCTTGCCAACCAAAGAGCCAGAATACAGTGCAGCTCCACTACGGAGAACACGGTACTGACCTGTTCCCGAAGGCCCTTCCAGAACCGACACGACATCATATTCAGCATCCTGAAGGGTGTTGTAGTAGTGGGTTGCGTACACATTCGCCCCCGCTGGAACTTCGTTCTGGAGCGTGATGGTCGAGGTGGAAGGATCCACCGCCGTCACCGTCACCGGACCCCGGTCAAGGGCGTCTTCCACCGAGTATCCCCAGTATACGGAGATCAAGTCCGGTCGGGACGTGGGAACATCCACTCGACCGTTGGAAGACTTCGTGAACTGAGACAAGCTCAAGGGGGTGTCACGACCGTTGCCGACCGTAGGCTGATAAGCCAATCGGAACTGCGTCTTCGACTCACGTGGGGGGACCACGTTCGTGTTCACCACACGTGCGCAAGGCTCAAGAAAGGTCTTCTGGTCAACCAGCGTGGTCGAGATCTGCGCGTCAAAGGGGGTGGCCCCATCCGTGGTGTTTGCAGCATTCACAAGCGCAGCGGCTCCCCACACGATCTTGTTGTCGTCGAGGATGAAGTCCGCTTCTTCAATGAAGTCCGAAGAGCCCGGGACGATGCCGCAACGGGTGATTTCCGTCACATTGATGTTGGCAAGGTAGTCGAACGTGTCCTGCCATGCATTCCAGAAGTAGGTAATCAAGACCGTACTTCCCGATGCCGGAGCGTAGGGAAGGGTCACCGCCCGATTCGCACCATCCACGGACACTGCGGATACAGGAACACCGTTGACCGTCACTGTCACGTCCGTTGGGTCCGTGGTGGTGATACCGGAGTTCGAACCATCCGTGATCGGACCTTGGAAGACCCGGAAGACCCTGTTTCGACTCGTGGTCTGGCCAGCGAACAATCCAAGGATGTTGTTGGCAGAACCATTCCCAACCGAGAGCGACTGCGAAGCCGAAAGCCTCACTGCGGTCTGCGCGAAGTTGTTGATGTAGGTAGTCCCGGTCACTCCCGTGAAGAGAGACTGGATGATCGCCGCAAGCTGCGCAGCGGACCATGTACCATCAGGAATCACCTGCGTTGAAGCCTGACCACCATTCACGCTCAGAACGAGGGTATCGTTCACGCCCGTGATCACAACGTAGCTTCCAGCAGTCGCCGCGTCGATGATCGCCGCAGTGAGA